ATGAGCGTACATAAACAGTTCTGGGCCGATCCCTACCAGACCAAGCTGCTCGCCACGGTGGCGCGTGCAGACGGCGCGCAGATCTGGCTGGACGTCACCATCTTCTACGCCTTCTCCGGCGGCCAGGAAAGCGACGCCGGCAGCATAGGCGGCCTTCCGGTGCTGCGCGCGGAGAAACAGGGCCTGGACATCGCCTACACCCTGCCGGACGGCCATGGCCTGAGCCCCGGCGACGCGGTGACGGTGGCGATAGACTGGCCGCGCCGCTACCGGCTGATGCGCTTGCACTTCGCCGCGGAGCTGGTGCTGGAAACCATTTGCCGCGAACTGCCCGACGCGGAAAAGATAGGCGCCCACATCGCCGAGGATAAGGCGCGCATCGATTTTGCGCTGGCCCAACCGATCACCCCACGGCTGCCCGCCATCGCCGCCAAGGTACAGGCGCTGATAGACGCCGACCTCGCCATCGTCAGCGCCTATTCCGACGAAGCAAACCAGCGCCGCTACTGGGAGCTGCCCGGCCTCTACCGCGTGCCCTGCGGCGGCACCCATTTGCACCGCAGCGGCGAAGTGGGCGAACTGAAGCTCAAGCGCAAGAACGTGGGCCAGGGCAAGGAGAGGGTGGAGATCACGCTGGCGCGGCCATAAGATCCTGTTCAAAGTCTGCTGCGCTTCGGCGATACGGCGTTGAAAACCTCTTCGAAATGCTCATGTACCACGTGTACATTCCGCTTTTTCGCTCGTTTTCGCCTTGTCTCGCTCTTGCTCGCGAGACTTTGAACAGGCTCTAAGAAAAGCCCGCGCGGGATAGCCCGGCGCGGGTGGTTTCACGTGAAACGGCGGTCTGCAAACGCTCAGGCAGGCTGCTTCGGCCAGTCCGCCTCGGCCAACTGCGGCCACGCGGCCTGCTGCGGCAAGCGCGACAGCTCAACGCAGTAACGCTTCCACGCCGTCAACAAGCCTTGTTCCTGCGTCGTCGCCAGGCCCAGTTCCTGCGCGTCCTCCAAGGGCCGGCGCTGCGCATAGGCAATCGCCAAACGCTGCTGCAGCTCCTGCTGCGCCTGCGTCGTCAACGCCGCGCGCTGCGCGTCGGCGTCCACTTTCCAAGCTTTCTTGTTCCACACCGCGAAGGGCGGCGGTTCCAGCTCGGTGGCCTGCAAGCTGTCCGGCGTATCGCCGATTTGCACCGTCACCGGCTGCGCGCTGGCCTTGCTCCACAGCTTGAGCGCGCGAAAATCCACCACCAGCAGCCAGCCGCCGTCGCGGTAGACCGCCGCTTGCCTGTCCCCCGCCTGCGGCGGTTGCTGCTCGGTGGCGTTGGCCGGAACCAGCCAGGTTTCCTCAATATCCAGCGGCGACAGGTCCGCCGTAGTGGTGCCCAGATACTCGCCGGATTCCGAATGATAGGCGTAGACGGTTTTCTGTTTGCGTTCTTGCATGACGGTCTCCTTAGTATTTGATGCAGGCGAGCAGGGCTACGTTGCGGGGACGGGTTTCAACGCCAATGCCACTGTTTGCGCCCGTTACGAGAGTCATTTGATCAGATGACAACATCTCTCTGCCGTATGCCCAGGCGCCACCGCCCGAGCCAGGAGTAAGCGCCAATGCACCTCCATCGCTTGGGCGTATGATTGTGTGGACATGAGGCCCGACAGTCCCGGCCTGCGCACTCCCCAGCACACGGCCCGGATCAACACGGCCCTCATCATCCCACCCTCGCACAAACTCCCCGCGTAAATCCGGCAGCTTGAAGGTTGTTGAGCCATCCCCAGCGCCATAAGTGGTTCCGATCACGGCAAACAAGCCGGGATAAGTGCTGCGACTAGCCAGCGAGCCATCACACTTCAGCCAACCCGGCGGCGCGTAAGGCATCGCAAAATGGCCTACCAGGCCCGGCGCGCCGGACATGGTCAGCAGATTGGTGATAGGGCCGTCCTCGCACTGGGTCAGGTCCACGTAAAAACCACGAGACTTGACGCCGTCGTTGTTGAATACGCGAAACTGGTTGCCCCAGACATCGATATTCACATCGCTGAGCTTGCTGTCGCTCTGCGGCGCTTGCAGTTGCAACTGCCCGCCCTCCTTGCCGCCCTCGGCCAGGAAGCGGGAGTTGGGCTGGAAGTCCACCCTCCCGTTCATCTTGCCGCCGCTCAGCGGCAAGGCGTCGGTGATGCCGTAACCGGCCAGCGTGGTCGGCTTGCTGTTGCCGCCCCAGGCCAGCTTCTTCAACGCCTGCAGCAACTGGTCCTTGCGCGCCGGGTCGGCGCTCTGGCCGCTGTCGCGTATCACCGTCAGCAACTCGTCCTGGCTGGACTGGGCGGCGGACTGGACATTGTTCAGCCACTCCGAGGTCACCACCGTGCCCAGTTCGCCGGTGTAAGGGTTGCCGTCGTGGAACAGACCGTCCGGGCTGTTGATCGGCTTCATGGTGTTTTGCATCGCGCTCTCGCTCCATTCAAGGGTGGGCCCGCTGGCCGAACTGGCGGCGTGGGGCGGACTCCGGGCCGGGCGGGTGGTCCGGAAACCACCCTCTGACCTGCTTCGCTAGTGAATCAATACAGTGATTTTGCCGGGAAGCGACGCGCGTCAGCAGTGGACGGATGTCAGTAGCCTGGAGGCCTGCCCCAATGCAAAACGGCAGCCGAAGCCGCCGTTTTGCAGACACATAACCCTCAGTTGTAGACCGGCGCCGCAGGCCAATCCGTTTCAGCCAGTTGCGGCCACGCCGCCAACTGCGGCAGCCGCGACAGTTCAACGCAGTAGCGCTTCCAGGCCGTCAGCAAGCCTTGCTCCTGCGCCGTAGCCAGCCCCAGCTCCTGCGCGTCCTCCAAAGGCCGGCGCTGCGCGTAGGCCACGGCCAAGCGCTGCTGCAACTCCTGCTGCGCCTGCGCCGTCAGCGCCGCGCGCTGCGCGTCGGCGTCCACTTTCCAGGCCTTCTTGTTCCACACCGCGAAGGCCGGCGGCTCCAACTCGGTGGCCTGCAGGCTGTCCGGCGTGTCGCCGATTTGCGCCGTCACCGGCTGCGCGCTGGCCTTGCTCCACAGCTTGAGTGCGCGAAAATCCTCCGCCAGCTGCCAGCCGCCGTCGCGATAGACCGCCGCTTGCCTGTTCCCCGCCTGCGGCGGTTGCTGCTCGGTGGCGTAGGCCGGAATCAGCCAGGTTTCCTCAAGGTCCAGCGGCGACAGGTCCGCCGTGGTGGCGCCCAGATACTCGCCGGTTTCCGGATGGTAGGCATAGACGGTTTTCTGCGTGCGTTCTTGCATGGTGGTCTCCTTAGTGCTTGATGCAGGCAAGCAGGGCGATGTTGTGGGGGCGGGTGCCTTTCAAAAGGTTGGTTGTCGACCCTGCAACAGCTTGCGTCAATGTGCCTCCAAGAAGTTGAGCTTGCCAGTTTGGGGTCGGAGTTACACCGTAATTAACCACGGAAGTACCATCGACATGGTTGCTCTCAAAACCATCATCAAACAGACCACCCACCCATCCCAATCTATCGTTGAAACTGCTTTGCCATGTACCACTGCGCGTCGGATCGATATAGCCTTGGTAAGGAATCAATGAGCCCATTTGCCTAGACGCAAATGCACGTCCCACGTCTAGTTTAGGGTGGTCGCTGCTCCAGCCGCGAATAAACTCCCCGCGCAAATCAGGCAAGTTAAACGTTGTTGTTCCATCTCCTGCACCGTATCGGGTTCCAATTGCCTCAAACAACGCGGGATAAGCATTGCGGTTAGCCAAAGAGCCATCACATTTCAACCAACCAGGCGGTGCAGATGGCATTGCAAAGTAGGCCACCTCGCCGGCAGGTGCCGCGGCTTGAAGTTGACTAGTCGTCGCGCCATCGGCAATGCCATAACCAGCCAGCGTACCCGCCTTGTCCGCCTTGATGGAAACCTCGGCCTTAGTGGCCCCATCGGTAATCCCGTACCCCGCCAAGGTAGTCGGCTTGCTATTTCCGCCCCAGGCCATTTTCTTCACTGCTTGCAGCAATTGATCCTTGCGGCTGGCGTCCAATTCCTGGCCGCTGTCCTTGATCAAGGCGATCAACTCGTCCTGAGTGGCGGCAGTCGCCTGCTGCAGGCTGTTCAGCCAATCGGCGCTGACGATGGTGCCCAGTTCACCGGTGGTGGGATTGCCGTCATGAAACAGGCCGTCCGGACTGTTGATCGGCTTCAAGGTGTTTTGCATCGCGCTCTCGCTCCTTAATTGAGTCTGCCCATGAGCCGGGCAGGCGACATAGGCGGGGCACGGACCACATCAGCCGTCGTCAGACCGCCAGTTGACCCGCTTCGCTAGTAAATCGATACCCTCATTGTGCCGGGAAGCGACGCGCGTCAGCAGCGGACGGATGTCAGTGCCGAGCAGGCAAAAAAAAGGCAACCCCGCAGGATTGCCATGCTTGGAAACCAAGATTGTTTACGGCGCGATCGGCGCTTTGTGTACGTAACCGAGATGATTACCGGACAAGGCCGCAGGCAAGGCCAGCTGGAAGATCGAGTTATTCTCAGCATAAATATGGCTGATGCTGTAACCACGCCCCCATTCAGTCACCCCGGCCATATGCACCCAACCATCGCTTGGCGTGATGCGCTTATTCTCCATGGGCTTGCCATTGCGATACTGGCCGCAGTCGAAGTAAATAGAGCCGCTGATGCAACGCAGCCAGTTCATAAACGTAATCGGTCCTTCGGTTCCAACCCCATACGCCATCGCCATCGCCATATTCTTGCCATCAAACACTCCTGGCGAATAAGTCAATGCAGCACAACGCAACTCCGCGATGTGAAACTCAAAACCATAGCGCTTTTGTTCTCGCTCACGCACCAAGCTGTCCAACAAATCCAACACCGGTTGCGTCAGTTTCGGACCTGGGCCCTCATACGAGCCATTATCATGAATGAAACGCCCCACCGAGCTGGCGCTTTGGCTATATGAAACATTATGCATGGGCGTGGCAAACGGTGCGGTGATCTGATTGGTTCTCGCCTGCACAATGCCCTCGGGCGTGAACGGATCGAAAAAGCGACCGCCGTCCGCCAACAGATTCCGCCGCGGCAACATGCCCACGGTGATGCCGTCCTGAATGCCGTAGCCCGCCAGGGTGCTGGCCTTGTTGGCCTTGACCGCCACTTCGGCCTTGGTGGCGCCGTCGCTAATGCCGTAGCCCGCCAGCGTGGTCGGTTTGCTGTCGCCGCCCCAGGCCATTTTTTTCACCGCCTGCAACAGCTGGTCCTTGCGGCCGGCGTCCAGCGTCTGGCCGCTGTCCTTGATCAGCGAGATCAACTCCTCCTGGGCTGAGCGCGTCGCCAGTTGCAGGTTGTTCAACCAGTCGGCGCTGACTATGGTGCCCAGTTCGCCGGTGGTGGGGTTGCCGTCGTGAAACAAGGTGTCCGGCGTGTTGATGGGCTTGAGTGCTTCTTGCATGGAATCGCCTCCCGCGGATAAGAAAATGCGAAAAGAAAATCGGCCGGAGGCCGATGACAGCTGTCGCTGCTGAAAAGACTGGGGACGATTTTGCGGGAAACGCGCGCGGGGCGGCAGCGGACGGATGTCAGTGCGCCGGAGGCGAAGCGCCGCGCTTGTCGCCGCGGCGCGGCGCCTTATATCACATCGGAAATCTGCTCGAAACCGGCTTGCAACTCCTGGCGGGTGGGCTCCAGCAGCGCCGCCATTTGCTGGCAGTTGACGTGCTTGTCCTCCTGGCTGTCCTGCAGCAACGCCATCAATGCATGCAGGCTCTGGTTGGCGGCGTGGACGTGGACGATGCCCTGGGTCAGGCTTTCATCGGCCTGCAGATAGCGCTGCTCCATGAGCTTGACCAGAGCGTAAGTCTCGTCCTGACCGGCGGTAACGATGCGCAGCTGCTTGATCTGCTCATGCAGGCGCTGCAACGGTGACAACTCCGGCTTGGCGATGGGCGCGTTCATGGCTGGCCCTCCGGTGTCGCGGGCCGGGCATGGCAAGGGTGCGGCTGGCAGAAACTCAATATATTCATTATGGCCTCCACAAACATCTGCTTAAGGATGCCTGCGCGGCACGCGCGGAAGGCGTGGGCAGGCTCATGACAAAGTGGGAGGACCGCAGTGCGCACGGCAGCCCCCTTGCGGGGACTCAGTGCCATGGCCTGCCCTGTTTGCGGCAGACGCATGGACGTAGCGAACCGCTGGCCAGCGGTTGCTACCACACTAAAGTAGGACCTCCCAGTCCCGCGGCTGTGGATTGTCACAGCGCAAGGGCGAGAGTAAGGGGGGATGGCTGGAGCGTCAAGGCGGCGGCGGACCGGGGCGGAGATTAGCGCAAAAGCCGGCATTTGGCAGCACCGGTGCTGACCGTAAAAAAGCCGCATCCGGAAAGGATGCGGCTGGCGGGCGCTTGGCCGACTTAACTGAAGCTGAGCACGCTGTTGGCATTGCCCGCCACGCCGCTGGTAGCCGGAGAATATACCGTCGGGCAACCGGTCGATGCGGCCTTGGTGTCGTAGGCCTCCAAATAGCTGGTGCTGTAGGTCTCAAACCCTACCTGGCAGTTCTTGGCCCAACCGCCATTAACCACCATGGTTGCGCCGCAAAGCGCTCTGAACCCATTGTTGCAGTTTTCCGCAATAACCAGCGGCGCGTAAATCGCCCCCGCCCAAACCGCTTGAAAGCCGGTATCGCAAATGAGCGCCTTGCCGCGTCGTCCCTGCGGCAAAGCCAGCACGGGTCCGGAACCGTGATTCCATATCACCGCACCAGAATGCGCCTCGAAGCCCACTGCGGATTGCTCCACCACGCTGCCATCGCACCAGAGATAAGCGTTGCGAGCGGAAGCGAAGCCGTATCGTACCCCGGTTACGCGCCCCTCGGTGACCCAAGCACGGCTGGTATCCGCACACAGCATCCCATGCGGGTAGGCGCTGCGATCATTGGCATCGAGTCGAACAGGTACTTTGGTAAGAAAGTTTTTGCCCTCGCCGACGATGTTCACGTAATGCAGCTCGCAGTGAGACCCTCCGCCAACGACAACGCCCCATTCCTTAACCTTGTTGACCCTCAACTTGCTGTTGCTGAAGCGGGAGTTCTGTTCCACTTGCAGACCACTGCCCGCCCCCTCCAGGATCAAAGAATTTTCCGCCCCCCACACCCATGAACCTTCGCCGATATGCAGGCAGCGGTGAGTCCAATTGCCTTCGGTGGCCTCGCCGATCAGGTGAAAGCCGGAGAACTCGACACCACGGGCATTGGTAAACACCACGCCATGGCTATTCTTATCCGCACCCGCCACAAAGCGGATCTGGCAGGCCGAGGGATTGGCGACATTGCCGCGGATGCGGATGCGGCTGGCGAAGGGCTGGTTGCCCAAGCCAATGCCTGTCGAGGTGTATTGGCCGTCGTCCACCTTGATCAGCACGTCGGTCTTCAGGGTTTTGCCGTTGAGGCTGTTCCAGGCGCTGGCGATGTCGGCGAACTCGCGGCCGGGGCCCACCTGCAGCTCCTTGTAGCCGTTTATCCCCCAGTCGTCGATTTTCATCGCGTCGGTGATGCCGTAACCGGCCAGCGTGGTCGGCTTGCTGGCGCCGCCCCAGGCGATCTGCTTCACCGCCTGCAACAACTGATCCTTGCGCGCCGGGTCCGCGCTCTGGCCGCTGCTTTTGACCACGGTCAACAGCTCCTCCTGGCTGGCGATGACCGCGGACTGAACATTGTTCAGCCAATCGGCGCCGACGATGGTGCCCAGTTCTCCGCTGCTGGGGTTGCCGTCGTGAAACAGGGTGTCCGGCGTGGGAACCGGCTTGATGACTTCTTTCATCAGTCTCTCCAAAAACGGTGAATGAATCAGGACAGGGTCGGGATTTGCTGGGATTGGCTGCCTAGGCGCGCCCAAACCTCCTGTTGCGTATCGAAGGCCGAAGACGCCGGAACCGGCGCAAGGTCGGCTGCAGGGTCTTTGTCTTGATCGGGGTTTGCCGTGGATTGGGGGTCTTGCATGGAGCGCTCCTCAAGGAAGGGGAAAGAGCACAGGCTCCCGCCCGCCAGGGCGGGGCTGTGAGGGGAAGGGGAACGGAAGGGAAGGTCCGCGCGAGGCGCGGTTTAAGGCTGGTAGGCGAAGTAGACGTAGGTGTGGGCCGGCTTCAGATCCTTGAACAGATCTTCCAAACGCGGGTCGCCGAAGGTGGTCAGACGTTCCCCGGCCAGCGATTGGCCGGCGCGGAAGAAATACGGCCGGGTCTTGGCGCCGAACACGGTGACTTGCCACACCCAGGGGATGTCCGCCGTCCACAGTTGTTGGCCGGCGCGGTTGAGGCCGGCGCGGAAGGGCTGCGGCTCGCTGACGGTGATGCGGTAGCCCATGCCGGCCGCCAGCCGGGTGAAATACGGGATGGACAGGCCGCCGGTTTCCGCCAGCTTGGCCAGCACCGCCTGTTGGCGCTGCTGGTAGGGCGCGTCCGTCGGCGGGGTCAGCCCGCAGACGCGCTCCCAGTCCGGCAGCAGGCCTTCGGCCAGCAGCGGCGTGGTGGCGCCCACCAACTGCCGGGCGCTGTTCTGCACCCGGTCCAGCGCCGCGCCTTCGCTGCCCAGCTCGGCCTGCAGCCGCGGCCCGTCCGGACTGTAGCTGACCGGCGGCAGCAAACGCGTCAGTAGTTCGCTATGCGGGGTTTGCGGGCTCATTGCATCCCCCTCACCGTGAGTTTGCCCAGACGCAGCCATTCCACGGTTTTCTCATTCACCACCGGCGCGATATTGTCGGCGGGCGACAGCAGTTGGCGGTCCACCACGCCGGGCAGGTCGGAGATCAACGCTTCCAGCCGGCTCTTGTACAGTTTGCTGCCGGGGGCGAGGCTGGAGAAATGGGCGGCCAGCACTTGGCGCAGCGGTTCGGTGACGGCTTGCACCGTGGTGCCGTCCACCATCAGCGCCACTTCGATGTCCACCGGCCGCGGCGTGGGCGCCAGCACCAGGCAGTTCTTGGCGGTGACTGGGCGCAGGTCTTCGATATGGGCTTGCACCGCGGCCAGAGTGTCGGCCGAAGGCAGGCTGTCCTGAGCGGTGATCACCACGTCCACGGTGCCCAGGCCGCGGCGCAGCGGGTAGACGTAGGCGGCGGACACGCCCGGCACTTCCAGCGCCCAGCGCCGGTAATCGTGACGGTTGCCGCCGGCAGGCGGGCGACGGATCAGTTCCAGCAGCCGCGCCAGCAAGGCGGCGTCGTCCTCTTCGTCCACGCCGCCGTCCATGCTGGCGAAGCTGACGCGGCTGGCCAGACCGCTAGGCGCGGCCATCAGTTCGGCCACCGTGCCGGCCGCCACATTGCCGGCCAGGCCGGGCAGATCGGCGGCCACCGCCACGCGGGCCCGGCCGTCCACGTCCAGCTGGCCTCCGGCCTGGGTGGTGTAGAGTTGTTCGCCCAGCCGCACTTTCAGGCCGGCGGCGAAACCGGCGCCGGGGTTGCCGCCCAATTGCAGCAGGCCCTTGGCCGCCACCGGCGGCTTGCGGCTGAGGCCGCGCACCCGGGCGTGCTGTTCCAGATAGTCGCGGTCGGCGCTGTCGGGAAAGATCTGGCGGGCAATCCAGCTTTGATGCTGGTACAAGCCTTCCACCGCGCTGGCGACCGAGCTGGCGCGCACGTAGAAGTCGCTGTCGGGGCCGACGTCGGCGTCGGCGCGCAGGTTTTGCAGATCGCGCAGCAGCGCGCCGCGTATGGTTTCAAAATCCGGGGTGGACAGGGGCATCAGGCTATCCTCACGTGGTGTTGGAAATGTCGGGTCTGGCCGCCGGCCTCTTCCACTTCGACCAGCAGCAGCAAACGGCCGCTGCCCGGGCGCTGCGCCTCTACGCCTACGCGGCGGGCGCGGCCGTCGCGCAATAGCGGTTGCAGGGCTTGTTCGGCGTACTGGCAGGCCAGCAGATCGATCTGGCTGCTGTCCTTGCTGCGCGACAACAGATGCAGGCGGGAGCCGAGTTCGGGATCGGCCCACCAGCTGCCCAGCGGGGTCATCAGCCTCAGGTAGACGGCGTTGGCCAGAGTGTCAGTGGTGGAGCCGGCGTAATCGCCGGTAATGGGGTCCAATAGAGGGTCCATGGCGTTATTTTCCGGGTTTGAAAGGGTTGGGGATAAGGGAAGCGGGTCAGTGCCGGCAGGCGTGCGCCAGGGCAAGATCAACGGCACTCCTGGCGGCGAAAACGTCGCGTTACAACGGCGGGCTGGTCGTACCGTGCACGCCGTTATGCTGGTGACCCACCAGGCTCTTGCCGCCGGCCACCACGTCGCCGCTGACGGTGACGCTGCCCTGGATGGCCATGCCGCCATTGCCGTTGATCTGACCTTGCGCCACCAGCTGCGCGCTGGTGCTGAGCGTGGGCGTGGTGAAGCTGGCTTGTTCGCTGGCGTTGACCTGCCAGTTCTTGCAGCGCAGGCTGAAGGTGTCGCACTCCACCTCGATCAAGCGGCCGCGCTTGAGCACGATCTTGCTGCCTTCGTCGCTGTACAGCGCCACTTCGCCGGGTTTGAGCTGTTTCAGCCGGTAGCTGCCGTGTTCGGTGGCGATCACCACGCCGTGGCTGCTGCGCCCGCCCAGGGGCAACACCACCGCCATGCTGCCCGGCGGCGGATTGGCGCTGTAACCGTAGTGCTGGAACAGTTCGGCATCCTGCAGCTGCTCGCCGGCCAGCGCGTCGGCCTGCACGGTTTGCACGTCGCCGGCGCTGTCCACGCGGGTCAGCACCGCGCGGAAGCCCTGCCGCACATTGCTGAAGGCGCGGCGAATTCTCTGGTCTACGTCATTCCACATCGTTTCAACCTTTCTTTGTCTCAGCGTTTGCGCATCGCCGGCAGCCAGCGGCCGTCCTCTTTCAGCGTCAGCCGGGTGGTGCAGCCCTGCCCGCGTCCGCCGCTGAAGGTGCGCGCCATCAGGAAATAAGTGTCGCCCTTGATGCCGTGCGGCTCGCTTTCCACCTGGATGCGCTGGCCGGGAGTCCACAGTTCGCCGGCGCTGTTGCGATGGCCGGCCACGGTGGCGCTGAGGGTGTAGCCGGCCAGCCGGGCGTCGGCCAACATCTTGTCCGCGCGCGCAGCCAGTTCCGCCGGATTGGCGGCGTCCGGCTCCACCACGATGCGCGGTTTGTGATACCGGACGTCCGGGTCCGCGGACTGATGCTTGAGATCGTGCCTGCCCGGGGTCAAGGCCTGACGGTGGCCTTGGCCCAGCAGGGTCAGTTGCGAGTAGCGCGGCGCGTGAGAGCGGGTTTCCGCCAGGCTAAGCACATTGTTGCCCTTGCCGTCACGGCACAGGATCAGCTTGGCCTTGGCCGGGGCGCTGTAATCCGGGCCGCCCACCACCAGGGTGCCGTCCGGATCGAACCAGGCGGCGAGGCCGTTGGCCGCCGCGGCGCGGGTCAGCACGTCCCAGGCGCTGTTGCCCGGGTCCACGCTGATTTTCTCGATCTGACCCTTGCCCTTGGCGTCCACGCGCAGACGGCTGACGCCCAAGGGCTTGATCACGTTCTCCAACACATCGCTCAGCGTCATGCCCTTGCCGGTGAGCAGCGGCGCGCTGCAATCCAGCAACATGCCGGCTAGATCCCGGCCCGACAGCGTCAGCTGGTGACTGCCGGCGCCTATGCTGTGGCTGATGTCGTCCACCCGCCCCTGCAGCACCACGTCCGCGCCCACCAGCACTTTGACCTCGGCGCCCGGCTCCACCGCCGGCGGCACCTCGCCGCCGGGCAGGCCCAACGACACCTGCCAGGCGTCGGCGGCCACGGTCAGGTCGGAGTCGATGCTGTACTGAGTCCAGTAGCGATGCGCCTTGCCGGCGATCTCCAGGCTGACTTCGTTATTGGCCGAAACGGTCTTAGCGGGCGTAGCCATGGATCAGCTCTCCTGCTTGCAGATGGTTGGGGTGTGCCAGCTGCGGGTTCAGCCGCAGCAGCTCGGCGGCGCGGCCGCTGTCGCCGTACCACAGGTGGGCCAGCTGACGCAGATTGGCGGCGGATTCCACCTTGCGGGTGATCAAGGGCGGCTTGGCGGCCACCAGGCCGGCGGCGCTGCGTTGCACCTGCAGGCCCAGATCGCGCAGACTTTCAATCACCTGGCGCGCGTCCTCGCCCGGCAGCGCCTTGCGCCATTGCTCTATGGTCTGCTGCAGCGTGGCGCGCACGTCACCAGCCACTTGCTCCAGCGCCGGCGGCGTCAACGTGGGCTGCGCGGCCTCCGAGCGGAACAGATCGGCGGCGGCGTTCGCCATCGAGGTGGACACGGTCAGCTTGAGCAGCGCGTCGATGCGGAGCTCGTCCTCGGTCCAGACCTCCAGCGCCTTGCCGGCCTGGCTCAAGCTGTCCGACGCGCGGCCGATTTTCTTGGACACGCCATTGAGCCTGTCCTTCATCGCGTTCCAGTCGGCTAGAGTGGCCTGCGGCAGCTTGGCCTCCGCCTCCCACTTCAGGCCCGGCCAGATTTCCAGCTTGACGCCGAAGCGCCAGTTGGCAACCTCGTCCACCAGGGACGTCACCTGGCCGATGAAGGCCTGCGGATAGGCCAGCAAGTCCACCACCTGGGCAATGCCTTGCTGCGCCATGCCGGCGAGCTGCCGCACGGTGTCGCTCAAGCGCACGCGCAGCGCACCCAGCCGGGTCAGCGCGGTATTGGCGTTTTGCAGCAGGCCCTGAGCCTTGGCGAAGGCCTCGCCGCCCAGGCTGCGCGCCTTGGCCGCCAAGGCGCTGATGGCCTCCACCTGCTGCAAAGGCTGCTGACTGGCGAAAAAGGGATTGCCCGGCGTGGCCTCCACCCAGTTCACTTCCACGGTGCAGGAGTCCGGCGCGTCGGCTTCGTGGCTGATCTGGTAATCCAGCAGCTGCGCCTTGGGCATGCTGCCGAATACCGGGTGAATCAGTTCGCCCGGACCGGCTTGGTCCAGCGCGGCGACGAAGTCGCGCAGCCGCTGCTGATAATCGCGGCCCCAGAAGAAGACGCTGAGCGACACCTTGCGCGCCTTGCGGCCCAGGTCCTCGACGTCTGCGCCGTCCAGATAGGGGTATTCGTGCATCGCCTGGTCGCGCTGGGCGCTGTCCACGCTGCGCAGGCATTCAAAGCGCACCCCGCGGAAACTGGCGTCCACCAGCGCGCCGGCGGCGGAACCGGCAAACAGACTGAGATTGAACATCAGCTTCTCCTTTGTTGTTGGCTATTGGCGGCGTTGACGGCGGCGACGATATTGCCGTTTTGGACGTCGACGGTGACTTGGATGGGTTGGGACAGCATGCTGCTGAGTTGGGACAGGGTGGATTGGAGCTGACCGAGAACAATATTTATTTGCTCGGCTGGCAGTTGACTGGCTTCTGGTACCTTGTTCTTTTGGCTAACGTTTTCAGAGTGACCACCTGCTTCCGCGATATTAGGTTCTACCTTTTTTGGTTCTACCTTTTTGGGCTCTGCCTTTTTAGGTTCTACCTTCTTAGGCTCTGTCTTTTTAGGATCGATTCTGGGAGAACTGGCTTTCTTTGCCTTGTTTTTTTCTACCCCCTTAGTAAAAAACCCTTCAACATTGTTTACTAAAGAATCCACCCAACCCTCCTCCGCCTTTGTCGGAGGAACAGTATCAGCCGCCGCCCCTGGCCCGGCTTGACTTCCCTTCATTTTTCCAACGGCATACTCGGCCTGTTGTTGATAATTCTCACTCTCCATTACTTGGACTACGATTTTCTTCCCATCTTTTTTCCGCGTATATGAAAGCCCGGACATTCCAGCGACATTGTATTTGCGCTCTTTATCATCCAGCTTCCCTATGTCTTTATAAATCTCAAAGGGGTTGCCGGTAATGCTACTAACATCCTTATTTGCTCCCATGGAAAGATAATCCGTCATTTTCTTCCCACTGCCATCCACTGCGATTCGCTCACCATTAGATTTTAGGAAATTCCCTACGGAGCCCGCTCCTGCTAAGTGAGATGCAGCCAGCAAACCACTCTCTGTGATAGTAATGCCCGCTACTTTCTTTCCAATATAATCTTTTAAATTCAAATTCGCCCCCTTCATCAGCCGCTGAAGAGTCTGCCAATTTAATTTAGTGTATTCTTTTAAAAATTCATCTTGCACCTGGCTATTTTTTAGCCAATCAGCTTTACTTTTAATATTATTTTTTCCAACCCAATTACCCTTGGTATCCACATAGCCAAGTTTCTTCCCAACAGCCGTAACTTCATTCCTACCAAACTGGTACTTCCCGGCATACCCTAACGTGTTAACTTTCCCAATTGCACCACCACCCTCAGCCTGCCACAAAGTGGCTCCATACGTGGTTTGGGCTGCAGCTTTCTGAAAGTGGCTTACCCCTTTGGCGTTTATTTTTTCAATACCTCCAACAAAAGGCATGCCCTTAGATTGAACCGTTCCCCCTCCTGCTTTTTCCTCTTTATTTTCTTGGCCAAAATACCCCAGAACCCCTTTGCTCAACTCAGTGGCTTTGTCAGCAATTGAGCTTACAATCTGAGTCACCCCACCTTCCTCTTCTTTAGTGGGGTTTGCGGTTGGTTTGGGGCCATGATCTGGAAATGAAAACTTTCTTGGGTCAGTGGAAGCATGGCCTTTTTTAATCGCCCCATCACCCGATTTTCTATCCTCCAAAATTTCAAAGTGGACATGGTTGCCTTTACTTCTATTCCCTGTATTACCCACCGGCCCGACTGACTGCCCCTTTTTAACTGTATCGCCCACCTTCAACGGCGATGGATTCTGCATATGGGCATAAAGTGTCTGAACGACTTTTCCATTCAAATTGTGCTCAAGAATTACGGTATTGCCGTAACCATTCATATTGCCTTTAAAAACGACCTTCCCAGCCTCGGCAGCGGGTATATCTGTTCCTGCGGGAGCCGCCCAATCTTGGCCACGGTGTGCTTCATGCTTCCCTGTCACAGGATGTTTTCTATCGGGCGACCATTCGCTGGAAACTCGGAATTTTTTACCAGGGTTATATGTAGTCATACCATTTCCTTTGGGCATGCAGATGGCTCACCCGTTTAAGGGCGAGCCATTCAACTAATTGATTACTCCATTACTTTACGCAGCGACAGCAGCTTGATATCGCGGCGCGCTTCGCTTTCCACGCCGTATTTCTCGCCCACTTCCAGCGTGAAGCAGTCCAGATAGCTGGTGCGCTTGCCGCCAGGCGCCACCGGGAATTCGGTCAGCTTGGCGCCTTCGATCGCTTCCCAATCCAGCTCGCCGGACAGCGGGATGGAAACGGTGACGGACAGCTCGTATTCCGAGATGCCGCGCGCGAAGCCGCGAGCACGGCCGCTGCTGTTCATGGTTTTCACCAGCTTGCGGCCGGTCTTGCTGCTGACGTTCAGATCGATGACGTCGATTTCCTGGCCGTTGACTTCCAGTACGATCGAACCTGCGTATTCTTTCAAAGCCATGTGAATGTCCTTTTCGGTTTCATGTGGACGGCCCTGCCGGTTTGGCGGCGGGCCGCCGGGTCAAGCGTTAACGGGGAAAACTAGGCCCGCTCGGGTAAGCACGCAGGGACAAGACGGCGCGCCGCGGCACCCCGCGTGTTTACCCAGCGCCGCTTACAGCAGCAGATCGATGCGGCCGGCGAACACATGCAGGCCGTTGACCACGTCCACCGGGATCTTGGCGTCCAGACGGTTCACGTCTTGCGCGTCGCGCTCAACGATCAGGCCGTCCTTGTTGGCTTCCACCGCTTCGATGATTTCCAGCTCTTCCAGCTTGTAGAGCACGTCCAGCAGCTCGGAGCGGACCTTGGACGGGGTGCGATCGGACAGCTTTTCGCGCGGGAAGCGCAGCGCCACGCGTTCGCGGCAGGCGCGGCGCACGTAGTCCAGGGTGCGGATGGTGGTCAGATCCAGCAGCGACACGTCGTCCACGCCCTGGGCGTCCTTGGTGTAGGTGCTGATGGAGCGCACGATCTGCACGCGCTCGCCCGGGCCCACTTCCAGCGGGGTCACGCCGTTGTAGAGGGCGTTTTCCTGCTCGGTGCGGCTGGTGCGGGCGGCCAGTTCCACCACGTCCAGGCCCTTGAGTTCCAGGGTGTTCAGCGGACGGGCCGGATCTTCCTCGCTGGCGATCACCGCGGCGTAGGCGGCGGCCAGTTCGCCCGGCAGTTTGGCGGAACCGCGATACCAGGCGGCGCTGACGCGGCCGCTGGCCAGCTTGGAGGCGATGGCGCTGACTTCCGCCAGCGCGCCGACGGCGCCGACCACGCCGATGGCGCCGCGTTGCTCCATCGGGCCGGACACGAAGTCCAGATGGGTGCGCAGCGCGGTGAAGGCGGCGTCGTTGTTGAACGGGCTGACCACGATGTGGTGGCCGCCGCTGACCACGGCCGCCAGCGCCGGAGCGATGTCCGGATCGGCTGCGCCGCCTTTCATCGCGGCCACGGTGATGCCGAGGCCGGCGATCTGCTCCTGCGCCTTCAGCGCGACGGCGTTGCCTGCCGCGCCCTTGTGGCGGGCGGTCAGGGTCAGCACTTCCTTGGCGACGGCGGCGGTCACCGGCAGGTCAGCCAGCTTGTCGACGGCGGCCTTGGCGGCGGCGGCGATCTTGGCGGCGTCGTCGCCGGCGGCCACGGCCACGTCGATGCGGCGGCCGCCGATGAACAGGCTGGCCACGCCGGCGCCGGTGGCCGGGCCGGTGAAGGTGAAGGTGCCGACGGCGGCGGCGGCGCTGTCCGCGTCGTCAACCGCGATCACGCTGAGCTGCAGATAGGGATTGGCGTTGATGGCGGCGCGGGCCAGCAGATGAGCGTAGGAGCCGCGGCCGAAAGCCTGGGCGGCCTGCTCGTCGCTGAACACGTCCAGCGCGGCCAGCGCCGGCTGAGCGGCGTCGGCAAAGCGCTGGCCGATCACCAGCACGCGCTGCGGATTGCCCGGCAGGGTGCGCACCGCCAGCTTGGTGTTGAACTCGAAGTATTTGCCCGGCTTGCGGATGGACGCCGGAATCTGGTCGAAGCTGATGTTGGGGCTGGCCATAGAGTATGGGCTCCTGATTGATGCGGTTGGGGGAAAGTCGTCGCGCCGGACGGCGCGGCGGGATACTGCGAAAAATCAAATGCGGGGCGGCTTGGGCTGCAGCACGACATCCTGGGCCTTGACGCCCGGCTTGCCGTCCAGGCTGTAGTCCAGCCGGGTGCTGCGCCATTCGGTGGCGGGGCCTTCCAGCCGGCCGCCGAAGCGGGCGAACACCTGGTCCGGATCGGCCTCGCCCTGCGGCGACGGCCAGTGGCCGTTGTCCAGCGCCTCGTCCAGCCAGTGGGTGGAGAAATCGCAGGCCACCAGGCTCCACGGCTCGCCGTCCCGCTGGGCCTGGCCCAGCGGGCGCACTTGCTCGGGAATCAGCGGCGACACCGCCAGGCTGAAATCCTGGGCCGCCAGCAAACGGCGCACCGCGTAAACCAGCTGCCAGACGCCGGCGCCGGCGTAGCCGCGATCCGCCTGCAGGCGGTCTCCGACGATGACGGTGAAGCGGGCCTGCGCCTTGTAGCGCTGGCGTTGGCTGGCCGAAGGCTGGCAGGCGGTCACGCCGCCGGCCACGGTCCACAAGGCCGGCAAACGCGCCAGCGCCTGCGGATTCAGGCCCGGGCTGCCCGCCGCCGGCGTCAGCCGGCTTTGGTGACGACCTTGCGCCAGATCCAGCCCGCAGAGGCCGGTTTCGTCCAGGTCGGCCGCCACTTCGCGCACCATGCGGCCCAGGCCCTGGCGCAGGCGGTCGGCGATGGCGTCTTGCAGTTGGATCAGCTGGGACATGATTTCCTCAAGGATTCATCGGTTTATCGATAAGGCTATTGTCTCGCGCCCGCGGTTTTGGGCTTAGCTGAGCGATGTCAGTGGAGCTTGCGGCCGCGGGCGCGGCCGGGGAGGATCAGACCTTGATGCAGGCCAAGAGGGCGATGTTGCGCGGGCGGGCTGCGCCGACCGAGCTGACATAGTTGCCCAAAGCGCCCTTGACGCCGGTCACGTAGTGCATTTCCAGGCCGGGATAGCCGGCCAAGTCAGGAATATCCGCGCCGAAGGCGGCGGTGCCGGCGGCTGCCTGTCCTGCGCCGACATTGGTGCTGATGTTGTACAGCTCGTTGTCGCTGAAATACTCGTTGGCGGCGACCAGCGTGCCTTTCTGCGCGCTGCCGAGCTTGCGAGCCGGATCTACGCCGCGCCCGTCGTCCCAGCCGCGAATGAATTCGCCGCGCAGGTCAGGGACATTGAACATGGCTTCGTCGCTGTTCTTCGCATCGCGGAAGCTGTCGCCGATCACGCTGAACAAGGTGGGATACGCGCTTTTGGCATAGGCCTTGCCATCAGCCTTCAGCCAGCCTTCCGGGGCTTTCTCCGCGGCAAAATGCATGACGGCGCCGCTGGGCACGCCTTGTCCCTTGCCTCCTTCTTGGCCGCAACAAGTCGCATTCATCTGGAACTGCGCGCCCTTGCCATCCGCGGCCATTGCAGCGTCTTCATGGCCAATTAAATTGAACTGCAGCTGCGGTTTGATACAGATCGTCGTTTGCGACATCTGGATTCCTTTCACAAGGTTTGAGAAGACGGAAATTCGACGCCGCGCCGGAGGCGGCGGATGAAACGGCGTACCGCCGCTCAGTGAATCAAACGCTTGAGGAATTCGCCCAGCAGCGTCACCGCCAGCGCGGACAAGGCGCCGGACATGGCGCCGCTGCGCGCGGCCTGGACTTCGACGTCGCGTAGGCGGCCGTCCAGCTCTTCCAGTTTTTTGTCTTGTTTGGCGAGGTGCGCCACGATCATGTCGAGCTTGCCTTCTATGCGGCCCAGGGCCATCAAATTGTCATGTTCCACGTGAAACCCGCCTTTCAGCCTTCGGCCAGTTGTTGGCAGATCACGCAGCGGGTGCAGCTGGGCATGATCGCCCGGCGCGCGGACGGGATGGGATCGCCGCAATCCTCGCAGTGGCTGTAGCCGGTCTGATCGAACTGTTGGTAATGGCGGGCAATCGCTTGCTCGCGAAACTCGGTCTCCAGTTCGCTGGCCCGATCGAAAAAGTCGCTCATGGTTGTGGTCCTTCGGATGTGAACAGCCCGCCGAGCGCCGTCAGCCTTTGTTCCAGTTGCTGGCACCAGGCGCCGTAGTCGGCGGCGTGAGCCAGGAGGTCTGCTGCCGGTAACCCGGCGCCGGCGGCGGCGGCTTGATGGGGATTTGCAATAGATACGGAGTCGGTTCCGGGCACTGCGGCGGCGGGATAGCCGAGGACTTGCCGGTAGAGGCGCAGGCTGTCAGGGCCAAGGCCGCCGTAACGGCCGCCATCCTGTTGCACGACATATTCGATCCTTTGTTTCTGGTCTTGCAGCCGCCGCTGCAGGTCCTGTTGTTGACTCAGCAAGCGCGCCTCCTGTCGGCCCAGCAGCTCGCGCAAGCGTTGCTGCTGCTGCAAGGCGGCCTCCAATTGCCGCTGGGCGCGTTCCGCTTCGGCGGTCAGGCGGCCTTGATCCGCCGCTCGTTGTTCGGCCAAACGCGCGCGCCAGTTCTCCGCGCCGTGGCGCAGCCCAAGCGGATACGCCAAGCCAGCCGCCAGCAAGGGCGGCAACAGCCAGCCTCCCAGCTTCAGCCATGCGGGCCCCGGGCCCATCAGCGGCCGCCCCGGTCGCGCCAGGCGGCGATCAGGCGCAAGCCGGCGGAGTAGCCGCCGACGATGCCGAGATAAATCAGCCAGATCTCCGCGCTCAGGGTGCCGCGCAGCCCCTCCACCACGAACAGCAGCGTGGCCGCGGCGCAGGCGATGTTGGCCCACAGCCGGGAATGGCTCAGCCGGCGGCCGCCGGGCCGGGTCAGCAAGTCGGACAGACGCATCATTTCTTCTCCTTGTCGAGGTCGGTCGGATTCAACTCAAAATGGGGAAACTCGCGGAAAGGCGCGTCCGCCCGGCCATACCAGTTCAGGCCCAGCGCGGCGCCGATCTCGCCCATCAGCTGCCAGTGCGGATGGTGGGCGTCCCAGACCGGCTTGCCGCCGATCAGCGGCACCACGTCGAAGGCGCGCGCCGCCGGGCTGCCGTGCAGCATGGCGTTGTGCGCAGACTGGCCCGCGCGGGCGTTGGTCACCTTGAGCCCGGGCCGGCTGCGGCCCTGCGCGTACAAGGCGTCTTGTTCCGCTCCGGAACGCCAGGTGCAGGTGATCAAGGCCTCCACGCCGGCGTCGCGGCAGCGCCGCACAAACGCTTCGGCCAGGGGTTGCAACTGCGGGTGCAGGTCGGAAATAGCTCTGCTGGCCATGAAGACTCCTTTTGTTGACGAAACGTGGCTCATTGGCCGGCCGTCATGCGCGGCGCGCGCGCAGCCCTGCCAGGCGGACGGAACCGGCTTGAAACAAACAGGAGAAATCGGAAGAGGGGGGGAAGCGGCGTATCGCCTTAATGCAGATCTTGGCTGGGCGTTTTCAGCACGCGCCACACCATGCGGTCGCTCAGTTGGAAACGGATGGCCAGCACGCTGACCGCCTCGTTGGCGCCCAGTCCCTGGTCCAGCAGTTGGTCGAAGTCGCTCAGCAATTGTTGATTGCGCGCCAAGCGCAAGGCCTGGCTGCAGCGCGGCACGTACAGGATGTCGCCGCCAAAATGATGAGTCAGGCTGGCTGCGGCGTCTTCGCCTATCACCTCCACCAGCGCGGCGAAGCGCAGTTGCCCTGCCTTGCTTTGGTTTTTGGAGATGGGCAAGGTAGTGCCGCCCAGCGCCTGCACCAATTGCAAGGTGCGCGGCAAACCGATCAGTTCCGCCACCAGGCGCATGGTTTCGGGCAGGGCCGGGGCGATATTGGCTACGGTCAT